TCGTTAGAGACGACAACTTTCGTTGGGAATGGCATTGTTGTCACGTACTCTCCAGTTCCAGGAACACGGAAAGACGCAGCAGGAAGGAACTTGTTTAGCTTTGTCGTTAGGTTCATGACAAGGATGACTGAATCAAAATTCTTGTTCTTGCCTTTTTCGTTCTTTGCAAGAAGAGCAACGTTTCCAGTGTATTCCTTTGCGATGTCCTTCATGACAATTGGAGTCTTCTGTGCATAAATGCCGGAAGATTCCTTTGTCAAGTCCATCATGAGTCCGATTGGGCAGTCCTTTCCGTTTCCTGAGATGATTGCAGCTTCAAGTCCTCCATAGATGGCTTCCATGAGAATAGTTCTCACATAAGTGTCAATGAAGGCAGGGCCTAAGTTCACTAAATCTTCCGATAACAGGAAGAATGCAGTAAGCTTCTTCTGGTTGATGTCGATTTCCTTGAACTGTCCAGTGATTTCAGTCACGATTTCAGCGTTGATAGGACCCCATACCGCATTCTTCTTTGTGGAATCATCAAGAATCCATCTTGTCAGGTATTCAACATTTCTAAAATCAATTTCGTTAAGCAAAGGATGCTCCTGAGCTAAATCAACAAGAGTTGAATCAATGATTGTGAATGGCATTGCAACATCAAAGTTTGCGATTGCCTGTCGTGGATCAGGCGCCTTTACTGCCTTGATGAGATTCTCATAGTATCTTGTTTCGTCAGTAGTGAGCTGTCTCACTCCTCTTCTTGCGAGGATTTCAGAGTTGCTTGATGCAGCTGCAGCCTTGATTGATTCGATGAGCGCATCATTATACTGAGTAAAAGCGGCAGCTGCCTTTTCAGCGTCGCCACTTTTGAATGCTTCCTTGAAATTTGTTAAATATTCTTCACGGATAGTATCTAAGTTCTTCATTTGTTTTCCCCCTTTTTCGTGAAAGTGCCCATTTTCATCGGCATGAGCTGCCGTGTTTCTTGCGGTAACGGATAAGTGCCTTGTCCTTCTTCTGCTTAGGAGGAGGCACGTAGTCCTCATATTTTTCGTGGGACAGCTTGCCACAGATCATGCACATGTAAGTTACGTTTCTTACCATGACGCCTCTCTCAGCGTCGTAGTATGACTTGATGCCGTACTCGAAGTACTGATGATGATGTGGTTTTAATCCTTCCGACATGATAGCTGTCCTCCCTTTTTCTATTTTCTAAATTTTTTCAGCAAATCTTTTGAAGAAATCCATCTTAGCCTTCGCATCAGGCACGTCTTTTCTTGCATAGAATGATGAGGCCTTCTTCTGTGACACGACGATGCCGGCAAGCGCTTCGCGAATTCTCTCTTCTGTTACATCATCGTCATCAGTGTCTTCCTCGCTTGCTGGTTTCTTTTCTTCATCTTCGTCTTCATTTCCTGGATCTTCTTCCTTTTTTGAAGTGATTTCGTCAACAAGTCCGTATGCCTTTGCTTCATCGGCCGAAAGCCATGTCTCCGCATCCATGAGTTCAATGAGCTTTTCCTCTCCAGCATTGAAGCGCGAAAGGTAAAGCTGACGGTTCGATTTCATGAGATCATCGAGCATGTCGGCAGTCTCTCTCAGTTCCTTGGCATTTCCGCATGCCACTGTCCACATGTTGTGGATGAGCATTGATGCATAGCTTGCCATAACAACCTTGTCGCAAACCATCGGAATGAGAGATGCAGCGCTTGCGGCCATCCCGTCGATGTAGCAAGTCTTGTATCCAGCAAATCTCTGAATCATCGATGCCATCGCATATGCCTCGAACACGTCTCCTCCTTTTGAATTGACGTAGATGTCAAGCGCCTTTGCGTTGCTGTTGCTTTCTAGGATTTCACGTACTTTCTTTGCACTTACCTCAGGCTCGTCATACGACCATGTTTCCCAGTTGAATTCCTTGTCCTTATCGCTCTTGATTTCGTCATAGATGTAGAGCTCTAGCGTCTCCCCACTCTGACGAAAGGAAAAGATAGGCTGCTTTCTATTCTGTTTCATCGGTTCGTTTTTCCTCCTTCTTCTTTTTGTCTTCATTCACGGATGTTCCGCCTCCGTCACCGCCTGCGCTGTTCATGAGATTGACTGTCGTGTAGTTCTTCGTGATGTAGTGAGTACGCGACCAGTCCTCATTTATCGGTTCTAGGTTGATGTATGGACGGAACTCGTCAATTGACATCGTGCCTGTGCTTATCAGCTTTTCGGCGGCATTTGCGACATTGAAGATGTCGATGTGCTTGACTCTCGACATGTCAACTTTCATGCCAGCTCCCTTGATTACTTCGCTCTTCTTGTAAAGCGCGAAATTGATAGCACTCTCTATGATGTCTATGATCGGCTGAAGCGCATTCGAGATGAATGTGTTCATCAGCTCGTTGTAGTTGTTCTTGTTTATCTCGCTGCCGTCAAAAAGAGGAAGCGGAACGCGGAACGTGGATGCGACAGTCTTATACATGTCATTTCTTATTGATACGATATCGCTTGCTGGAACCGTACCGTCAGTCGAGCCGAGGTCAGTTATCTGCATGCCCTGAAGCTCAGGAATAACAGCATTGCCCGCGTTCATGAATGACCGGAACTGCTTTTCAAACAAATCATCAATCTTTTCCTGGGCATTTGTCTGGTTGCTGAATGACGCATCAATATGAACCTTGAACTTCTTCGCATAGGACTTCATATATGAATCAACTGTGTGAGTGAATATCATCGCGTATCCGTCATAAACTCCACGGATTATGGACAGCTCATTATCATCAATTAGCTTGATGTATATTGCATCATCCTGCGTGTACTTGCCTGGAAACGAGTAATCCTCTACTGTCACATTCGTGAACTCATGAGATATGTTGGCATGACGCGATATGCTGAATGAGTCAGCAATAAGCAAATCTCCCAACAGATTACGAATAATGAGTATCTCGCCCTCTGTAACGAGGCGCTTGGCAATCTCGGCCTTGAACTCGCTTGCCGTCTGGTTGACATTAGGTCGGACATTCCACTTGTACCACTCTTCATTCCTTATTTCCTCGTGGTTCTTCTTGTAAAAACGGAACTCTGTCTTTGCAAGATTCTCGCCAATCAAGGACGCGACACTGTTTAGTGCCGAGTCCGTGAAGAGTACCTGCAGTCTTGCCTTGTCGTATGTTGCATTGGCAAGAGTTATCTTGTAGTCCTTCGAGAAGAACTGAGGAAAAAGGCTTCTTATCAGTCCCATCAAATCACGCTCCTTTCTTTTCTTTATTGTAAAAAAATTAATATGTATATACCTTGAATGCGCTGAGGTCAGCGAGCTTCTCGTCGCTCAGTGCGTCAGCCATTGTCATTGCATGAACAAAAGACATGAATGCATCAGTCTTTCGTGACCTTTGCTCCTGCTTGCCATACTCATAGTTACCTCTGTCCTTTGGAACCAGCACGGCATTGTTGACTGACCAACGGAAGCACGGATTGTCTCCGACGACAATCTTGTGATTGTTGAATAAAGAGTCAATCATGATTGTAACTTTCATTATGTCAGATGGTCTCATCAGCTTGAGAAACTTCCTGTCGTTAACGTTGAATCCGAGGTCCTTCTCAAGGAACTCACGGATGATTGAGAAGCGGAAAGAATCGGCAGCAATGCCTGTTATGTTCGCGCCCTTATTCATCATATCGCTCATGAACTTCGTAAGAAGATGCCCGCTTATCTCGACATCATCAATGAGCTCGAAGAACTGCATGCCGAGAATATTCATCTTTTCCCATTCATCGACAGGCGCCTTCACTCTCCTGAAGTCCTTTGACTGCCTGTTGAAGAAAGTCTTCTGAATGACGTAATAAATTCCATCACGCTTCGTGACGAAGCTGACGGATGCCATGTCGGTTAGCTTCGAGAAGTCAATCCCGACAATGAAGTCGGATGCAAAGATATCTTCAGGAATATCACAGTTCGTTGCCTCGATGTTCTTCCAGCTTGTTACCTCCTGTTCCGTTCCAGCAGCAAGAAGGTTCATTCGCTTAAGCTTGAACTCGCTCATGAGCTGAGGCTGTCCAGTATCGATGGCTTCAATGTAGTCCATCTTTATCTGATTTTTAAGGACTGGCATGTAGTTGATTGATGGGTTTGCCTTTATCCAGGCATTCTCGTTACCGACCTCGCTATCATCGTCCAGGCAGAAGTACATTGGAAAGTATCCAAGTTCATTCTTTCCGGTTGACAGTATGCGCTTGATCGTCTTGACGAGATTGTCAAGAGGCCCATCACGGACATAGCCGAATGTCGTCAAGATGAACTTGCGAGGGTCCTTTATCTTTCCGAGTCCTGAAGTAAAGACGGTTATCTGACTGTATGTCTCATACGCATGATACTCATTAAAAAAGATGGCACCTATCTTCTTGCCATCCTTAGTTTTCGCATTTGAAGTGTTGTAACGCATCCTGGAATTCGTCGTCCGGTCAGTTATCGTTTCCATGTTCCACTTGAATTTTCTTGAGAACTTTGTCTTGTTCTCCTCAAGCATATCGTGAACGACGTTGAATGAATCTATTGCCTGATCCTCGGAGTTTGCGACAATATCAATATGATAGTTCGCAATTCCGTTCAGCGGAGTCTGAAGGAAGTTCATCAGTGGCATCATCATGCCATCCTTACCGTTTCCTCTTCCCATGATTACGATGATGGTTGGAAAGGCAAGAAGGTCATTGTCCTTTCTTCTTATGAAGGCAAACGCATAGATAAACTTCTGATACGGAAAAAGCCTGTAATAGTTTGCCTCGGCATAAGCTATTGCTGATGTGTAACGTTCTTCATCAAGATAGTAATCGTCACTTTTCAGCACAGGAATAGCAATCTTTGACACGAGAAGCTTTATCCACTTGTT